GACTCCTACGGGAGGCAGCAGTGGGGAATTTTGCGCAATGGGGCCCCCCTGACACAGGCGTCGCCATCACTGGCATCACATTCCCGTATGTCGCTCCCGAAAATGGATATGTAGTATTTAATGTTGGCAGGTTAGTGAACGACCAAGACACAGAAGTCTTTGTCAATGGCATGCGCGTATACTACGAAACATCGCACAATGAATCATCAAACGGTGAGCAGGATATAATCCCCGTGGCGAAAGGGGATACAGTTACGTTGCGTGTTGCTGGTTCCGAGAATCCTGGTCTCAACGATGTGTGGGGAATGTGTTATTTTCTCCCGTGTTCATTTTCCTATTCGTCCCTGTCAATTCCTCTCATTCTATACTTGGGTAGGCCTGCCTAGGTACAAAATAGCGGGTTGCCAGACATGAACAGGTGCAAATTCGTTGCCAGCATGTTCGCCCCATACTGTAGCTGCATCAAAATTAAGCGTGATTTTGTGGTGGGTCCCTCCCTCAGCAACTTCAACAGGAGGACTCTGTGTGGTTCCTGTGAAACAGCCAGAAGGTATGCTGCCGCTGGTTGTACCTATAAGGTAGGCAACCTGTCCCGTTATATTACGTCCTTTATCAGACGCCCAAGCCCCCGGTGCTGTTTCATCACTTGGCCCCCAATTTCGGAAAAACTGTCCGCTCAGGGCTGGTGTGTACAATCCCGTAGGGATAGATGAATCGGGCCGCCATTTACCCAAGTTGGCGGCTTGCTCTTCTTCCGTAGCATCCCAGCCCAGAAGCATGCCTTCCAGACCGCCCGCCTCATACACTGCGTGCAGCTCAGGCCAGTTCGAAAAACTGATAAAATCCCCATTTGCCCAGCAGTGATCGTCAGGTAATACCGTGCTGCGCCAGTAGCGGGGGACACCTATCCAGCTTTTGCGCCAGTCTTCAAGCAGGTCACTGGATTTGACGGACAAGGTGCCATCCTCACCGATTTGCAGACCGTCCCCTATCTTGACCAGACCGGCCTCCATTACGCTGGCCAGAGGCACTTCTACTCCGACGATTTTGACTATGGCCTCGTAGAGTTGGGTAAGCGTATCTTCATCAGGGGTAAGCCCCGCTTTCAGGATGACGTGCAGCAGCTCGCGCTGTGGATGTTCGATGGCGGCCGCAGGCACGATACTGCCGGGGATACCTGCGGACGGATTACCATTTTGATACGCGGCGTCGGGATCGACGGAGCCAAGGGGAGGCACATATTTCATGGGGACTACCTCGTTTTTCCGTGATCATGCCGTGTGTCTTGCCATGTGTCTTTGAAAGGGCTTTAGGAAAATCATTCGTAGCCGATGACGATGACGGTATGCGCTGGCGCATAGGCATGTAGCAGGCATTCCAACTCATCGGCGGGAGCGATGGTCAGCAGTCTGTCCCCGCAGGCCGAGGCACCACAGCGAAACCAGGTCAGGCGTTTGCCCTTTACCGTTACATGCCAGACGAAACGCACGTTCGCGGCACCATTGAGACATTCTCCGCAGCGGGAAAGACCGGCAATGAATGGTCGGTATTCTTCAATTGTGATCTCAAGTCCCAGCATGGAGGCGAGCTGTATGTACCAGGCCATGGTCTGGCCACCCATGCGCGTCAGGACGTTTACGACAGCCGCACGGCGTGCTTGAACCGTATTGAGAGTGTCCGGCCGTGCGCATTTTCCTGGGAGGCCGCAGACACGCTCCCAGTCCGACAGCAGCTCGATGGCATCACGCGGGTCAGATTCCCTGACAAGATCGCCGGTGCGGTTTTCCACACGTTCCAGACTGTCGGCAGGCACGGCAAGAAGTCTGGCCCAGATACTTTCCGGTGAGGAGGGGAGAGCACGGCCGGGCGGTTGCAGGGCTAGGAGCTGAGATAGATACGACGTACTCACGCTTCCTCCCAGGAGATGGTTCCAGGCACTACGATATGTCCTGTTTCCGTGGTAATGTTCGCGGTATGCGACAGGATGACATGATCCGTTTCCCCGTTGGCCAGGGACAGCGCCTCATGCAGGCGGGAAAGCAGGATGGTGCCGCCGGGGATGGCATCGCGGCGCACGGCGGCCCATACATTGGCCTCGGCGGACGCTCGCGTGGCCGCCGTATCCGGTGTGATGGCGATTCTCAGATTCAGCGCATCCGCAATGGGCAATACCACAAAAACATCCGCCGTGACCGGGCGTCGTGTCTCGATATGCTCCGCGACCACCTGCCGGTCAGCCTCCTGCGGGATGCCGTTCGGGTATGTATCGTCCATCATGAAGCGGACAGTCACCGTACCTGGTCCCATTTCCTGAGTAACGAAAGCACGCGTCACACCCGGTACTTCCAGAGCCCAGGTTTCGTAGTCGGCTCTGGTGCCACCCATAGGTGCGCGCTGGATGGCGTCAAGGAGTCTGGCCCGCAGGCTCGCATCCGTTTCTTCCGCCGTTCCCCCGGCCAGCCCATCGGTAACTGTACACCGTGCGTCGATGCCTGTGACGGGAGACGTAAGCGTCAGTGACAGCCCTGCGGGGGCGTTGCTCCCCGTACCAGTATCAGTGGCCCGGATCCCGACTGTACCGGTTCCATCGCTTTTGATAATGGCATCATCCGTCGTCACATAGTGCACGGCATCGGAACGCTGTAAGATGGTCCCGCCGGGAAGGACAGCCCCCGCCGTACCGGTAAAGGATATTGTTCCGGCAGCCTGGCCGGCGGGCTTGCGCGTGATGCCCCAGATGGAGGCCCAACGCTCAAGATGTTCGGTTTCGGCCGTATCCGGCATAAGCTGCAAGGCCAGCCAGTCAAGATAGCCGTACAGGCCATGCGCTGTGCCCGCACTCATGCGGGCAATGATGGCCACCAGATTACGCCGCAGCAAAGGATCAGTGCCGGGCAGGCGTCCGCTCATGTCAGCCTGGGCGCGAGCAATGAGTTTCCCCAGGGATGGGCGTTCAAAAGGCATGGCCAAGCTCCATTTTGTAGGTGAAATTCCTGTCCTGGCCGTCTGGGAGGAAAATTTTGACAGCCAGGGCCAGCAAGCCAGGGCGCGGCATGGTGGCGTCCACGTCCACGGCACGCGCAATACCGTCATCAACCAGCCAGATCAGGGCTTCGAACGCGTAATCGTGGGCGCGTCGCAGCACTTCAGGCAGTGTTTTTTCGCGGGAAAGCAGCCAGAGGCGGGAGCCTGTCCGATCTCCATCCGTCATGGGAGAGGCGTCGTCAGCCCACCAGCCGCGACGATCCGTACCTCCATCCGGCAGGGGGTCATCATCCCGTGCGCGGGCGTCCAGAAACAGGCTCAGGATGACGGCTGTCTCCAGGCCGTCAGTCAAAAGTACGTCGCCGGATATGATGGCCAGATCTCCACCCCAGTCATCCCAGATGATTCTGGCATCCACTACACGCCTCCTTGCGGTGTCCCTGTCAGGTCACCGCCGGCTTGCACGCCTGTGTGCACATGTTCCTGAACGGAAACAGTTCCGGCGATCATGTCCCCGGTTGTGCTCAGGCTGCCCGTAAACGTTGAGGTGCAGTCGGCACCTTCCACGCCCCCCAGGGAAAAGGACGGTGTCTGAATACTTGTCCCCTGGCTGGCGGTCAGGCTGATACGCTCCATGTTGCCTTGCATGGTCTTGGCTTCCACCACAAAGGTTTCGGTCACCACATGGATCTTTCGTCCGCGCTCAAGCACGATTTTGTCCCCTTCATCGGTAAACAGAGCCACCTCTCCGCTTTGCAGTCCGCGCAGGCGGTATTGCCGGTTGCCCAGCGCTATAGCCACGCAGGCGGCACGTTGCCCGTTGACATTCAGCACGACGCCTTCCGCTCCGGGGTGCGGCACGCTGGTGAAGCCATACGGCTCCAGATATTCCACGCCGCCCATCTCTTCATCCGCCATGATTTTCACGGTCACGGTCTGGCAGCCCGGACCGGACTGTACGGCGGCGAGGATACAGCGCCCGATCAGCGTGGCCATACGGCGACGTAGGGGTTCCAGCATACGATAGACCGACATCAGGCGGCTCCCGTGTCGGCGTCCGGCCAGCGCATGCTGGTGTCATCGCTTTTTTTGCGCTTGGGGCTGATAGGTTCCACTTCATAGGCTTCCGGCGGCGACAGGGTGAGTTCCGCACGGTAGCCCTGGGCATCCAGCGATAGAGTGACAGCGCCCAGCAGCCAGGTCACGTCAAGGCCGAGAAAGTCATCAACGATACTGACAAGGACATTAGGTGACCAGGGCGTGTTCCCGCACATCCAGCCGTAAACGGTATAGGTGGCTGTGTTCCCCTTGCCGTAACGGGTGTTTATTTCCCACTGGGCCCGTTTATTGGCCCCGGCATGTTCCTGCTCGGCCACCAGTACCAAGGGGCGATGACGCGGTACGGCTCTGTCGCGTACCACGGTCTTTTGGTGCGCGGCTGAAACACCGTTCCAGGTTTCCGTGGCGGCGGTCTGTCCCAGGACGGTGATCTCGCTGTAGCGGTCGCGCATGGAAAACGTCCCTTTGCCCTCACGCACATTGCGGCCCAGCTCCAGACGAACCGGCGCCTTGTCTGTGCTTACACGCGTGATGACGAGCCTCCCTTCGCCGTCCGTAGTCAGGAAAACACCGCTGGCACGGGAGAGCTGTTCCAATATCTCAAAGCAGGTATCGCCCGGATTAGGCTTGAAGCCGGGCACAGCCGTTGTCCCCGCCTTATCGACCACGTCAATGCCAAAGGGTGCGGCCAGGGATCGAGCGATACCCGCCAGCGTCGCTCCAGAGAGCTGCATGGAGGGTGGGCAGCAGTCCACCAGGTCGCAGGTCTTGTCTCGACCGCCCACCGTTACTTCATGGGAGGTGCCGTTGTACGACATGCGCACGTCGTCCACATAACCGGTGATGACGGGCCGTCCGTCGATAAGTACACGGCAGGAGGCTCCGGGCTGTATGGGGCGGGGGACGGCCTGGCCTGGCCAGCGTTCGGAGACGGACAGGTCAAATGTCCCGGCTACCTGGCCGATGCCGCGCCGTATGGAGACGGACGTCCATCCGCCGTAGAGAGCCCCCTCGATTTCCAGGCGCAGATCGGGGCTTTTGCTGGCATCAGTCACGCAGTACCTCCAGATCGACGCCGCCGGGAACGCGTCCCGGATGACACACATGATTGCGGCTCACGATGGCCGCAGCTCTGTCCGTGCTGCCATAGAGCCGCCAGGAGGCCAGCAGGGCAGGCATAGTCATTGTTAGGCGTACGGTGGTCAGGGAGGGCAGATTGGCTCCGCGTGTTGTCAGGTCCTCGTTCACGCTGGCGCGCAGATCGGACAGGGCGGTAAAGACCGTATCGTCGCATCCGCTTTCCTGGACGGTGTCGATGACCGCCATAACACTGTCGCGAGCCGCCAGAGCATCGTCGGCCGTGGTAAACGTCATATCCGCTGTGGCTGCCGCCATATTGATGACGGCCCCGGCGGCAATACAGTCCACCAGAGGAGTCACGGCCCGGTCGGCGATGGTCGAAGCCACCGATGAGGCAAAGGAAGCTGTGCCCGATGTACCGCTATCCAGTACCGGGTTCCCGCCGGATCGTCTTTTTCCGAGCAGGCGCAGCAGGGCATCCATGTTGATCCCGTTAAAATCCATATCCATGAGACTGGTCACGTCATCCAGCCAACCCAATACCTGTCCGGCAAGAATGTCGGGCAATGCAAGGGCGGCATTGGCTATGGCCCGGGCACGCGATATAATCTGGAGCGGCGCGCCCAAGAACTCGCCCGCCTCGGCCAGTAATCCCGGTACCATGTTCACCAGTGGTTCCAGGTCTTCCAGCAGCGGCTTATAGGCCGCACTGAATGCCGCCTGGACCTTGTCCAGCGCGGATGCCGCGCTGGAGCGGGTAGCGGTTGCCGTATCCCTGGTTACATGGGGTTCTTCCACAGCACCGGCTTCCACAAAGGAAATGGAAAAAGTGCAATAGCCGCCTTCGCGGGTGCTTTCCTTGAGCGTATAACCATCCACGCAAACGGTCAGTTCACCAAGATAAGGGTGGATGAGCGTTCCCGGCCCCTGGGCTGTCAGTGCCTTGCGAAGTTCATCGCGTGAGGCGGCATAATCCGTCAGCCTGCTGCGTACAAGGAATGCCTCCACCTGCCAGCTCCCGGCCTTGCGGCCCAGATCTTCGGCATAGGGGGTATCCCGCAGAGGGTATTCGTGCTGAACCAGACGTCGGCCCCCTGATTCCGTGTGGCTTTCCACTTCAAAGGCAACGCTCCGGAAAGAAGCGGGGCGCAGATTGCTGAACGATATGCCGACCATCATTCCCCCATCATTTCCGCGCCGACCTGGCTGAGTCCGGCGGAGTAGACGTCTATGGAAGCTGGACCGCGACTGCGCGTGATGGAGGCATCGGCCGGGCCTTCCACCACGACCCTGACCGTCGTTTCCGAGGCCAGATCCTGGGCCAGAGTTTTGTTTTGTGCAGCCAGTTCCGCCCCCAGGGCCTTGGCCTGTTCATGTCCGGTAAGGGCATCGCCGACCATGCTGCCCAGGCCTTCACCAGCCTCGCCGCCGAACCAACCGCCCAGCAGCGCTCCCAGAGCGCCGCCGATGGCCGTACCGATGACGGGCACGACGCTACCGATAGCCGCGCCCGCAGCGGCTCCGGCCCATGCGCCGCCGACGCTCCCCAGCGTGCCGCCCGTCGCTTCGCTTACTCCCCGGACTTTATCCTGCGTTGAAAGTTTGTCGTCGGTCACGGTATCGTAAACGGATATGGCTCCGTCCAGGATGGCCAGAGGTGCGGCCACCTTCGCGGCTGTGGCACCCGCCTTGGCCCCGGCGCGGGCCTTGCCTGTCATCGTATTGCCGGGGAGGCCGGGCGTTTTGACATTACCTTGCACACCGGTGGGCTTGCCGTTGACCATATCCGAAAGGGCATTGTTGGTAAGGGACATGCGATTATTAACCACGTAGACCGGCAACGGCAGAGGGAGGCGTCCAAAACCGCCCCCAAGCTTTCCGGCCGCGCTGGCCAGAGCGCCGCCACCGGCGCGCGCCATAAGGCCACCTGCCAATTTGAGCAGACCGGCGCCGCCCAGAGCCGCAGCGGTACCACCCACGAGCAGTTCCTTGCCGCCGATGCCCTGTTCATCAAGGATGAACTTGATGCCTTTCTCGATGGCGTCGTTGACAGGACGGGCGAAGCTGTCAGCAGCGTCGCCCAGAGCGGCCTTGAGCCGGGCCACCTGATCCACCGAGTTGGCGATGGCGTCGGGCAGAGCCTTTTCTATGAGCCCGCCGGAACGCTGGATCTCCCCGGCCATATCACGGGCGGCCGCCGGGATGCCTTGTTGCAGCATCATGGCGATACCGCGTTGCGTATCCAGGTCGGTCTTTCCGAAAGCGGCGAACAGGCCTTTGGAGCGCATTTCGTCCGTGGTGAATTTGCCGTATTTGGCGGACATCTCGGCCAGGATGTCGAAGGCATTGCGCCGGTTGCCCTTTTCGTCGAAGAATTTGACGCCCGTGACCTTTTCGGCCTGCTTGCGGTAGTTCTCGTTGTTCCATAGGCGAAGAGTTGAATCCACAAGCGTGGCCAGGCGTTCAGGCTGTTTTTCCACCAGGGACATCTGTTCGATCAGGGCCAGTGTGTCCGTCATGGACAAGCCCGCATTCCTGGCATTGCCGCCCACGCGTGCGAAGATGTCGGCCAGGTGTTCCAGCTCGGCATTGCCCAGATCGCCCGCCTTGGTCATTTGATCCAGAAGCAGCTTGGCCATTTTCACATCGGACAGGTCGAACTTGAAATTCTGGGCGGCCACGGTCATGGCGGATGACAGAGTTTCAGCGCTGGCGCCGGTAACGGCCATAGCCGGAGCCAACGCTCTGGTCGTCGCCAGAGCTTCATCGTAACTTTGGCCGGACTGGACGAGAGAGGAAAAGCCTTGCAGCAGTTCATCCACGCTCTGTCCTGTCTGCTCCGAAAGCGCATACAGTTCCCGGCGCAGGGATTCTCCGGCGGCGCGGGATACGCCCGCCGTGCGCGTTATCCTGGCAAGCTGCTTGTCCAGGGAGGCCGAGTGCATGACCGCCTGGGTGGCCTTCCATGTGGCACCCATACCGGCAATGGCTGCTGTGTAGCGGTTGCTTACGGCATCGATGCCGCGTCCTAGGCTGACGGCACTGGAGCGCAGGGCGGCGAAGGATCGCCGCCCCGTCTCCGAAAGCCCGGTCAGGGCCTGGGCATACTGGCGGGAGCGGGATTGCAAGTTCCCGGCAAGGTCGATGATGAGCGAGGTCTTCATGATTTACGGGCACGGGCAAGGGTATGCAAAAGGCGGTTGAATCTGGGCAGGGGCAGCGATTCAGTTTCCGCCAGGGAAAGGCCCGTCAAACGGGCCAGCCC